CCCGCAATAGAATGTACCGGCTAGCCTGTACTCCTTTGTATACTCATCAAGCTGCTCGGCTGCCTGTACTGTGTGGTATGCTATTTCTTGTACAAACGCTTCTGGATAAAAGACATCTCTGCATACAAAAGTACCAGCTAGGGGATAGTCTTTTGTGTATACATTGCTTTGTAGATAAGCCTCTGCTATATGGTATCCTGCAAATATCGCATATGCTTCCGGGTACCTCCCGCAAAGGAAGTTGTCTGCTGCGAACACGAGCGGGCTTTGTTCTATCACTGGCACCTCGCCTTTTATGTTTATCCCGCCTTTGTATAAAATCCCGTATTCCGCTGTCAGATGTGCCGGCTTTGCCTCGTCTATTGCCTTGTTTAGCCGCTGCAAATCGACGCCGGTCCCGTCGCTTTCCATGATGATTCGGAAAGTGTACGGTCCTATTCGGTTTTCGACTGTAGCCGGTTTCCCGGTATTGCTTTGTGCAATCTGTTTTATAAGACTTGGTGTGACCGGTGTCCTGGTTGCTAGTTTCGTTAGTACTGCTCGCCGTCTTTCCCCTATCGGCGCTGCCTCGTTGGTCGGCAATCCCAGGACCTGTTCCCAGTATTTTAGTCCCCACGTTGCAGTTTGTGGGAAGAGCTGTTCTCGTATCTCTGTTACCCACTCATGTAAGTCGTCAATCTCAAGCCCAATGGTTTGGAAGATAGCCAGCATCACCCTGCTCTGGTAATAAATCGGTGAAACGTACGAGAGCATCCTCTGCCCGCTTGGGCTGGTTAATATTTCATCGCTCATACGCCGTTCACCGTCCCGGTGACCGGGTATTCATCACTGCCTAACTGGATATTGCTCGTCCCCCCGTTTATAGTCAGCTCGGAGAAGTCTTCGACCCCCTCCGTCTCCATGATTATCGCCGCCACCTTGTTATATTTGACCTCTCCACCTACGCCCACCGTCTTGTAGTATTCAGCGAGTGCGGCTTTTATTGCGTTTATAACCTCCGTTTCGCCGTATCCTTCTTTGAGCTGTAGCGTAAACTCGTAATTCAGCACATACGCCGTTGGTGCAGCAACCGTTACGATCGCCCCGATTGGTGCTTTCCCGCTTCCGTCTGCGGGTGCTATATAATTCTGTACTGCTTCAATAAGCGCCGCATTGGCCGGTTGTCCGTTGGAATCCACTATTATCACTTTGACAGTTCCCGTGCCCGGTCCTTGCCATTCCGGGATGACGTATGCTTCGCCCACCCCGGCCACCTCTTTTGCCCATATTTTGTAATCGGTTATGGATCCGCTTAATGGTACCATTTTTCTCGCCTCCAGTATGCGTGCGCGGAGACTCTCGTCGTCCTCTTCCTCCGTTCCTCCGCTTGTCGGCTCCGGGTTTGTTATGCTGGTTATACCGGGCAGCGGCTGGACCATCAGCGTGATGGCGTTTGCCGCGACGTTTCCGATCGGGCCCGGTGTCGCTGCCTCAACAGCCACCGTCCCGACCCCGCTTTCATCCAATATTAGCGGCTCCTTCGTCTTGAATATGATTGATGGCTGGTCTCCTACCGCTGGTGTGGCCAGCTCTGTTCCTGCTGGCAAAGATGTCCCTGGTTGGCCGGTGACGGTTACGTATCCGCTTGCCGGTACTGCTGGTCTCCTCTGGAGCCCTACCATTTCCGCGTGCAGGTCCAGGTACTGTCCATACGCCCATTGCGGAAAACAGACTTTGAGTGTTTCTACTAGCTTAAACTCTATCATTTCGGCTTTTTCTATAGCTACCGGTCTCGTTACATCCCAAAAAAAGTCTCCTTCTCTAGTACTTATTCCCGTCGGGGCTTTGGACAGCATACGCTGGTGGATAGTTTCTTCGTCTTCTTGCAAGAAATCTGGAACAATAAATTCTCTAGCCATTCAGCTTCACCCCTTCTATACGCACCGGTTCACCTATCACTGGTACGACAGTAAAACTTACATAAAGCTCGTCTCCTTGCCAATTGAAAACAAAATCTTTTACCATTTCTGTACGAGAATCCGTTAACAAGGCTTCAGTTATTGTTCTTTCTATTTCTGCTTCTATCAATGCCCTTTCTGTCTGTTTAAATGCTTCTTCTATTTCAACACCATAATCCCAGCTATAAGCAAGGCAAGAAAAACGTTCTGTTAATACAGTTTTTATACACCACTGCACCCAAGCTGTATGGCCGTCGGCTTCTACTACCCGTCCAGCGCCATCCAAAACAAAATCGCCTTTTTTAAAATCAAAAAGCCAGCTTTTGCCGTATTTCGGTGCTGGCTCTGTCTGCTGCTGTTCTACAAGTTCCGGAACCTCAAAAACAGGATACAAATTCGGCATTAGCTACTCACCACCACATCAATAATTACCGGGTCCGTACCGTCGTTCACCCAAGCCACTAAAACTCTATCGCCTGGCGCTAAAGGATCTAGTTGTTTAGGCCTCGGAACATCATGGCTGTGCGCCCCATGGTCACCCACAACCGCTTCTGTTGTAGTGGCCATAGGATCTGGCAAAGTCAAACTTCGGCAAATAAGATAATCTCCTTTTGGTATCGGCACCGTAAATCTGTCCAGCTTTAAACTCATATCCTGCTGTATTGTACCCAATTCAAGTGCATCTGGTCTCTGGGTTTGAGTAGTTATCCTTTCTGCTATAACCTGTGCCAGTTTGCTTACTCCGCTATTAGCCAACATCATCCACCTCCAGCATCATGATGCGTTTTGAAGCATCATGAACAACGCTCGACACAATATAATACCCATTCAGCGTACCTGCTACTATCTTCACTTTGTCGCCTTTACGCAAAAAAGGCAAATCTGGGGCAACTATCTTTCGAGCTTTTTTGGGCTGCCCTCGCTCCTTTAAAATCTCCTGTGCCGCACTTTTAGCCGCCGCTAGATTGTCATACTGGCGTTGATAGACAACCTCTTGTAAAATACCAAACTCCGTCCTTCCGCTAAGCTGTGCAACTACTGGAGCACGACCTTCTTTGTCTTCCGCTCCAACAATCTTTACTCGTGTTACTAGCTCCTCTATGTCCTGCCGCTCTTCTACGCTTCCCACATTCGTGTCGGCAGTAAAACAATAGACCGGGTTATTCTGCCCCGGTCTTATAGTATCTATTTTCCCTTGGCTGCTTCTCACAATCCATTTGCCTGCTCCTCGTTTTTGAGCCTGTTCTAATACCAAGGAAATCATGTCTGCTAACGTATCGCCTCTAAACACCTGCTTTGCAAGTGCTACATCCGGTCCCTGTACCGTTCCCAGAGGAATCCCCCATGCTCCTGCTATGTCCTGTATGATTGCTTTTGCTGTCATTCCCGCTTTATAATACCTGTCGTCCTTGCTTTTTGTAAGATATATAAGCTGGTCGTAAGCCGTAATAGTGAAATGCCCCAGCGGGTCTGTAATATAATGCCAAACAAAAATTGTTCCCCGAAAAATCTCCTTCCATCCTTCTCCCCATTCTGCAAACAAAACAACCTGTCCACCCAGTGGTGTTTTCTGGTGAAGCCATTTGCCATCAGGCAATTTAATGTTCTGGAGCTCCGCTTCTAGCCTAACTGCCAGTTCTCCCTCGTTTTCTTCCCATGTTAAAGAACGCAGAACAGGAGACAGCTTTATCCGGCTCCCGTCTGGCTGTACTGCTACAAGCTCGTACGAAATTCTGGCTACGTCTATCACATTACCACCACCTTAGCTAATACGGAGTACCTGCCCCGGATAAATTTTGTTCGGATCTGGGCCAATAACACTTCTATTTTTGTTGTAGATTTCCCTCCACCTGCTTCCAGCACCTAAAAACCTTTTAGCTATTCCCCATAACGTATCTCCACGTTTAACGGTGTATGTTTTTGGTGCTGGAGGCGACGGCCTTTTTGTTGCTGTTGCCTGCGCTACTGTTGCCGTGTCGGTAAGCACCTTCAGCTCCTTTGCTTCTACAAGCTCTATTGAATACCGGCAATCGCCATAACCGCCTTCCCAGTTATGTTCAAAAAATACAACATAGCAGTCGAGATTTATCGGAGTCTCGGTTACCAGCAAGCGCACTCTGGCGTTGCTATTCCTCCAAGTCAGAATCGTATTCGCCAAAGCCTTGGGGTCCTGCCACGATTTCACAAAAAAAGAGCTTCTTCTTGCAATCCCCGGGAAGAAACTCTCCCAGACTATGCGCATTGGAATTATTCCTTTAGGCAATTCTATATTGCCAAGATTGATCACTTCAAAAGTTTGTGTTTTGCTTTCTGCCTGAACCGTTATCCTTTCAGGATTTACGGGCAAGTGAATACGGTTCCCGTCTGGAGCCGTAAGGTAAAATTCCACATTCTATCACCTACCTTCAACATCTTATTTTTGATAATCGATAAATTTTATCTCCACGGCACCCTCTTTTATCTTTTTAATCAACTCTTTCATCTGGGGGACTGTCATCAGTGGGAGATGTCTTGCCACCACACTTCCCAATGTAGTTCTCCAAAATCTAAATTCCTCCTCATAAACTACTTCCTTATCTTTTTCGATTTCATTATTCATTTCGACAGTTCTTTTAGGAGGGTCAATTTCTCTTGCAAGTTTAAGAAGTTCTGTATTATCTTTCGTACCCATGGAAGGCATAAAATCTCGAAACATGCTTTTCGCTCCCTTCAAGACATGTTAAATAAGAACGCCCAGCAACTTTCTTGCTGGGCTTTTTGATTGGCTTTTGAACTTAAAATTTTTGAACTTAAAATTACTGTAAATCTGGGTGAATATGAAATTTATCTGCAACATATGGAAGATTAAAAGAATTAAACTCTTGCCAGTTGATCTTAGCTGCCGTTTCTCTAGTTAATTTTATTTGCATTATAGGCAATGCTTGTTTATTACCATAAACGTCCTTTACCGGAAATAGCCAATAAAGAAGAACACATTTCGCTCGTTTATCACTATATATTTGCCGCAGTATCTCAGTTGATTGAAGTATTACTCCGTCACGAATTAACCCTCGTGTTAAATTGTCATCAGCCCAAAGCGTAATTTCCATATCCGTTTCCTCTTCATCTAAAAAGATAATTGATTCAATTCTAGGTTTATCGTAATTTGTTTTATCGCCAACTGTTTCTATTATTGCATTTTTTAGCCACTCCTCATATGACAACTCTTGCTCAACAGGTTTGCTTTCAGGTTTATCTTCCAGTTTATTTTCTGTTGTGCTCGATGACGTAGGAGCAGGTGTTGATTGAACAACTTGATCGGGCGCTACCCCCTGAGATTCTTTTGGAAACGGCTCGCTTTTATCAGTTTCTACAACGTTATTACTCTTGATTGTTTTATTTTCTAAAGTTTCTAACCCAGCTTCGTATTCATCGGGCACTGAAGCAATACCCAAAGCCGTTCCAAACACAAGCAAAGCCAGAGAAGTACCTCCCAACATAGCAATTTTCTTTTTATCCCATCCACGCTTAAAGATTAGCCGTACAATAAACAAGATAAATGCCACACCTATGCCGGCTATTCCAAAAAGCGCCATAAAACCAGCGATAACTGCCATATGGTGGCCTCCTTTTCAAGAGACTTTAGTATATTTTACCATATGGCAGTATCGCTTTCTACCTCTTTTGCGTTGTGTTGTGATAAATTTCTCTTAATTTATCCGCTATTTTACCGGTTATTTCATCTATTGCGCTGTCCAAATCAGCTTGATTGTTCACTATTATTTGCCCAACCAAACCTGCTAAGTCAAAATTCAGATTTATGGTAGCAGAAGGCATTGCCGCTGGAACTGTTGCCGCAACAGGAACCGATC